GCAACCGCAGGTTCAGGCGCGCTTATGTCGAGGTGCCGCGAGGCAACGGCAAGAGCACGCTGCTCTCCGGCATCGGGCTCTACTGCCTGCTTGCTGACAGGGAGCCGGGCGCCGAGGTCTACAGTTTTGCGACAACGCGCGACCAGGCGAAGATCGTCTGGGGGGATGCCAAGGAAATGGCGCGGATGAGCGAGCCTCTCCAGCGCCAGTTCGGGCTCGAGGTCCTCGCCAATTCGCTTTATGTGGCGGGCACCAACAGCACCTTCCAGGCGAAGAGCGCGGAAGGCTCGACATTGGACGGCCTGAACACGCACTTGGCGATCATCGACGAGCTGCACGCCCACAAGACGCGCGCCGTCTACGATGTCGTGGAGACATCGTTGGGCAAGCGCAGGAACAGCCTTCTCTTTGTCATCACGACCGCGGGATTCGACCTCTCGGGCATCTGCTACGAGGTGCGCTCGATGGTCACGGGGCTGCTGCAAGGCACCGCGACGGATGAGCGGCAGTTCGGGATCATCTACTCGATTGATGACGGCGATGACTGGCGGACCGAGGCGGCTCTGGTCAAGGCGAACCCGAACTGGAACGTGAGCGTGCGCCCCGAGGTGATCAGCGGCCTGCAGCAGAAGGCGATGCTCCTCGCAAGCGCGCAGAACAATTTTTTGACGAAACATCTCGATGTCTGGTGCAACGCGAACTCCGCCTGGATGGACATGTCAGCGTGGGATGCTTGCGCCGACACCAGCCTCAAGCCGGACGATTTTGCAGGGGAGCCTTGCTTCATCGGACTGGACTTGGCGAGCAAGCGAGATCTTGCCGCGAAGGTGCTGCTGTTCCCTCGTGTCGAGGGTGGAAAAACGCACGTTTATTGCTTCGGACAGTACTACCTGCCCGAAAGCGCTGTCGCAGAATCCCCCAATAGTCAGATGAAGGGCTGGGCGGAGCTTGGCATCGTGAAAGCGAGCCCGGGCGCCACAACAGACTACGGCGAAATCCTCGAGGACCTGCGCATGGACTGTGCGACCTATGACGTGCAGAAGATTGCCTACGACCCGTGGCAGTCGACTCCGATCGTCCTCAAGCTCGACGAAGAAGGCGCCCCGCTTTCCGAAGTCAGGCAGACGGTGCAGAACCTCTCCGAGCCCATGAAGGAGCTCGAGGCGATGGTGCTCGACGGCAGGCTGCATCACAACGGGGATCCGGCGATGCGCTGGATGATGAGCAACGTGGTCGCGCACATTGACGCGAAGGACAACATCTATCCAAGAAAAGACCGCTATGAGCAAAAAATTGACGGGCCGGTGGCGATGATCATCGGCTTGTCGAGGGTGCTCGCGGATCGAAAGGACGAATCAGGAGCGGACTTCAGCGAGTTTCTTGCGGACCCTTTGGTACTGAATTATGGCTAACTTTTTCTCCTCATTCCTGGCTCGCTTCGGCTTCGGCGGTCCGATGTCCGACAGTGCGGGCCAGCAGTTTGACGGACCGACCGTTGCCGTTGTGCCGGGACTCCGAACGATGACTCCCGAGCTGGCGATGCAGGTCGGGGCAATCTACGCCTGCGTCGAGCTGATCTCCAACACAGTCTCCAGCCTCCCGATGGTCGTGCGCTACACGAACAGCCGGCAGGAGGCGCGGGATTCGCAGCTGTACTTCCTGCTGCATGACTCGCCGAATCGCTTCATGACTCCTATGGAGTTCTGGCGTGCGATGCTCCTCCAGCTGGAGCTGAAGGGGAACGCCTACGCCTTGATCGACCGCAGGGCAGACGGGGACGCGATGTCGCTCCGCCCGCTCGCGTCCGACCAGATGCAGGTCGGGCAGGGCGAGGACGGGTCGCTCCGCTACCTGTACCTGAAGGACGGAGCCTATCGGGAATACCGTTCCGAGGAGATCTTCCACCTGAAGGGGATCGGGAACGGCGTGATGGGCCTGAGCAAGCTCGACTATATGCGGACCTCCGCTACGGAGGCGATCAACGCCCAAGAAACCGCGAACAATTTGTTCGGCAACGCCAACAAGCCCTCGGGCATCCTGACGGTCGACCACGTGATCGACAAGGAGCAGAGGGCCGCCATCAAGGCGCAGTTCGCTTCGATGCGAGAGGGTGCCGCCTCGGGGCTCTTCGTCCTCGAGGATGACATGCACTATCAGGCTCTGAGCCTGACCCCAGCGGAGACGCAACTCCTTGAAACACGCAAGTACAGCGTGGCAGACATTTGCCGCTGGTTCGGCGTCCCTGCCGTGCTGATCGGAGGCGACTCCGGCACTACGTGGGGAAGCGGGCTGGAACAGATCATCGCAGGCTTCCACCGCTTCACGCTGCGCCCGCTGGTGATCAGCATCGAGCAGGCGCTAAGGAAGCAGGTTTTCTCCTCGATTCAGAGACAGCTCTACGAAGCCTACTTTGATTTTGACGAGCTGCTGAAGGTGAGCGAGAAGGATCGCTACGACATTTACGCGCGGGCGACCCAAAACGGGTTGATGACCCGCAACGAGGTGCGCCTCGCAGAGGGGCGCGATCCCGTGGAGGGCGGCGACGAGCTGACGGTGCAGAGCAACCTCGTGAAGCTCTCACAGCTGGGGGAGATGGCTCCCGACCAGACGCCAAAGAATCCGCAAGAGGAAATTTCAGAGGTACGGCAATGACCGAAAAGAAACACCTCATCATGAAATCAGCCGACATCATGCTGAAGGACGCCCAGGTGGGCGTGTCGGATGACGGCTACAGATTCAGCGGCTACGCCTCCGTCTTCGGGGGCGTTGACGCATATGGGGACACCATCGTGGCAGGAGCCTACGCTCCTGCTCTCGAGAAGGGCGCCCCGAAAATGTTTTTCAACCACGACAAATACTCGATCCCGATCGGCAAGTGGCTCGTCGTCGAGGAGGACGACAAGGGTCTTCGCGTCGAGGGCGAGCTGACACGCGGGAACCCGCAGGCCGAGACGGTTGCCGCAGCCCTGAGGCACGGCACCGTGGACGGCTTGAGCGTCGGGTTCTACCCGGCTGAAGACGGGCTCGAGGAAAACGAGAACGGCGGCTACACGATCAGCAAGATCGACCGCCTGCTCGAGATCTCTGTCGTGACTTTCCCCGCTGACCGCGCCGCCCGCATTGAGAAGGCGGAGGCGCTGGACAGCGTTCGAGACATCGAGGATTACCTGCGGGATGCAGGGCTCTCGACCCGCGAGGCGAAGATTCTTGTCTCGCGCATGAAGTCTGTTGTCGATGCGGAGAATCAGCGAGACGCTGAGGCAAAGCGACAGGCAGAAATCAAGGCGGCACTGAGCCGCATCGTAAACAAACTTTGAAAGGAGTCCGAAATGGACGACATGATTGAAATGATCAAGGCCGTCGAGGCCAAGATTGACTCCCTCCAGAAGGGCGATCCCCGCATTGCCGAACTGGAAACCAAACTCGCTGCGCTGCAGGACGATTTCCGCCGCGCCGCTCAGAAGCCCGCAGCCGCCGAAAAGGCTGACGTTTCCGCCGGTGCCGAGTTCGTCAAGTCCGAGGCTTACAAGGCCTTCTCCGAAGGCCGCGCAGGCCGCGCCCGCGTGTTCCTGAAGAACACCATCTCCGCGCCGGCCGTCCCGTTCGCCCGCGTCGCTCCCGCGCTTCCGCGTCAGGAGCTGATGGTCGAGGACGTGCTTCCCGCGTTCTCCACCTCTGCCAACCTGATCGAGTACGCCCGCGAGACGGCGTTCACGAACAACGCCGCCGCCACGGCTGAAGGCGCTGCCAAGCCCGAGTCCGCCATTACCTACGAGAATGTGCAGGCTCCCGTTCAGGTCGTGGCTCACTGGCTGAAGATCACGAAACAGTTGGCTGCCGACGCTCCCGCGCTCGCTCAGTACATCAACGCCCGCATGCTGCAGGGGCTCGCCGACAAGGTCGAGGCTGAGATCCTCGTCGGCTCCGGCACCGCTCCGCACCTCAAGGGCCTGTTCGCCGCCGGCAACTACACTGCTCACGGCCTGACCCAGGGCACGAACGAGACCAACCTCGACCTGATCCGTAAGTCCGCGATGAAGGTCCGCGTGGCTGGATTCCGTCCGAACATCGTGATCATGAACCCGGCCGACTTCGACGCCAACGTGATGGGTCTCAAGACCACCGACGGCATTTACCTGGTCAGCAATCCGACCAGCGATGACGTCCCGACCGTTTGGGGTCTCCGCGTCGTGCTGTCCAGCAACGTTGCCGCGGGCAAGTTCCTCGTGGGCGACAGCTCCATGGCGAACATCTGGAACCGCGCGGGCGCTGTCATCGAGCTGTTCGAACAGGATGAGGACAACGTGCAGAAGAACCTCATCACGGTCCGCGCCGAGCGTCGTCTCGCGCTGTCCGTCGAAGCTCCCGCTGCCTTCGTGGGCGGCGATCTGTGGTCCTGATGC